ACTCTGCCGCCGTGCTGACCTGACTGGCCGTAAAGGTGTCCTTTACGGGCGGGCCGTCATGTGGAAATTCCACGCGGAAGTAGTACCAAGATTCGTCCGTCAGCTTGTTCTGCTGGAAATAGAGCGGTTGCGGGTAGCAGTTAGAGATGGGCCGAATGCCGCCTGACTCACGCAGCGCCCGCTCCCGCAGCTCGGATTGTTCCAGCCCGCCGACCTCTTCGCCGATGCGGTCCATCGCCTTGTGATATGCGTTGAGGTCGATGCTGAACCAATAGAGCCGCTTGCCGAACTCGAAATCGAATTCGGTGCGGCTGTTGTCGTGTTCATATATCAGCAGCGCCTTTTCCGTGGCGCTTTCGGCCAACAGCACCGCACCATGATGCAGATACGTCTTCAGACCTGCATCGGACAGGTGCCGCTTGGTGGAATCGTCGCCCGCGTTTCGGTCCAACAGGAAAAGGTCGTTCCAGTCGCGTTTGACCTTGCCCTGCGGAATGATCGCCGCGGTGCACGTCCATCCATCCTGCCGCGCGCGCCGTACATGCTTGCGCGTGAAGTCACGGCCGGCTTTGTCGCCGTCTAATGCCCAGACCAGGTGCGGTTGGCTTTCGCGGCTGTCGCGCAGCACGCGTAGCGCGGCGCTGGGGTAGTTGTTGCAGGAGAGCAGCGCAGCGGCAGGGATGCCGGCCTGGCACATGGCGATCGCGTCGAAGATTCCCTCGACCAGCCACAGCTTGGCGACCTTGGTCGGGTCGACGGACGGCGGAATCCACCATTCGCCCATGTAGCTGCCGCCGTACATGAAGCGAGCCTTCTTCTTGCCGAACCGGCCAGGCTCGTCGATCAGTCTTTCCCACCAAGTCTTGCCCACTTTGAAACGCACCGTGGCCGAGCCGATGTTGCGCTGCTGGTCCCGGTAATACTCCTGCGTGTAGGTGCCTGCGATCTTGGACAGATCGAAGCCGCGTGCGTGTACCAGGTAGGCATCAGCAGCGGCATTCGGATTGGTCTTCTGTTCTTCCTCGTACCGCTTCGACCAATGGTCGAAGATGTCGGACAGCAGCTCCTTTACATGACCTTCCCAGCCGCAGTTGTTCAATCGACCGCAGCGAAGCACCCAGGGATGCTCGGCGTTCGTGTACAGCTCCTTCTTGTTGCAGGCGGGGCACAGGCCTTGACGCAGCCAGCCGGCGCGTTCCTTGAAGCCGTAGGGCTCCAGGCGCGTCAGTACTTCTTGATGAATATCGGGCTTCATAGCGGCCTTGTTGTGATTTCAGGTAACCGGCGTACTTCGCTACGGCTTGCTGGTGCCAGCGTCAGGGGCCATCAAGCACGCCCGCATTGCGTCCATGGCTTCCGTCGCGGATGGGTATTCGTCAGCCGCTTCAAGGTCCTGATCTGGGCGCACCCAAAACGCAGGGCCCTTGGTCGGCCTTTCCTGAAGAAAGCACTCCGGGAAACCGTGCTTGACGCCGAACCGCCACCGCTCCGCGTCGAGCTTCTGCATCGCCAATTCCGTCTCCAACGTCGGCACGGACAGGGTGTCGGAGCCGGGTTGCTGGTCGATCGCGTGGGCGAAAAGCGCCTGCAGGTGTGCGGTGATCGACATGCGAGCCGCGACCAGGGCGCGCAGCTGCTGATCACTCTGGGCTGGGTAGGGCATGGCGCGATACGCGTTGATCAAGCTCAGCAGCTTGTTAAGCCATGCAAGGTGGTTGTCCATATCAGTCGTCCATGTCGGCCGCGCAAGCACGTTTGAAGTCGTGCCGCGGCGCTTTCGGTTGGTGGGGGTGAGGTACGGACGCAGGGCTAGCTGCCGTCGCGGCCGTCGCGTCGAATCCGCGCTCTATGGCCTCGGCCTGAATGGCAAGGCAACGTGCGAGCAGGGGGCTGCGCAGGGCGTCATCAAGCGATCCCTTCAGACCTGCGTCACGGTGTGCCGTGGCGAGCTGGGCGCGGGTGGGTGTCATGCAGTCACCGCTGCCAGGCTGGCCGGGTGCTGGATGGCGCGGCGTGCAGCGATCTGAACGGCCAGCAGCGCTGTGAGCATGTCGGCGTAGAGATCCCGGTCCTGGCCAGCCGTCTTTCGAATCAACGCAGAATCCAGCCGTCCATCGGTACAGATGAGAGTCGACAACAGCGTGTCGAGCGCGCACAACTGCCACAGGGTGATGGGCAGATGAAGCTCTTGGTCGGATGACTTCTTAGGCACGTTGCAATCCTTTGGGCAACAAAAATCCTGCGCCGGCCGGAAGGGCCGTCGAAGAAAACAGCGGGTTTGGGTGGGAGCGGTTTAGTGCGTGGCGGCTGCCAAGGCGGTAGCGAGCTGTCGGTCGGCCAGCAATTCGGCTATCTCGAATGCGGACACGGCTCGACGGGTGCCGGAGGAACGGTCAACCACGAATACGCAGAAGGCGGTGCTGCTGTCGACGTCGATCGAAACCTTTGCTTCGTGGCACTGGTACTCGCAAATTGCCTGGGCGGCGATGGTTTCGGCACGGCCTTGAGAAATAGGCGCGAGCTGCATCAAGAACGCGATGGTGCGTTCCAGCAAGCGATTGCACTCGGCGGCAGCGTAGGGACGGCCATCTTCGCGGTAATGCAGCTTGACGAATTGATAGGCATGGATGTCTAGGTCATCGGTCTTGGACGAGTGGCTGGAAATGCGGGCTACTATCCCGCGCGGCCGATGGTTGAGCTGGGTAGTCATACGGTGAGGTTTCCTTGTCGAGGGTCATCCCGAAGCTCGGCGGCGGCGCGGCGAAGCTCGGTAACAGGGGAAAGCGGCAAATGCACTTCAGGGTTGGGGATAGACGATGGCGAAAGGGTGCGCACGGCCTCAAGCGTGGCTACCCAGGTATGTCCGCAATAGACGTTGTGGCACTGAAACTCAAGCTCGCGCAGCGTGGCGGACATCTGGCGGCTTGATCTCACGAGCGACGAGGTGTGGCAGTGAGGACAGTGCATCCGAATGCCGTTGGCGCGCGGCTTGGTCAGCGTGTCGGTCATCAGGCGGGATAGATGTCGTTGAAGGTGAATCGCTTGCCCTGGGTCTGGGCGTAGCGGATAAGGTCGCGCGCGAGAGCGGGAGATATCTCCTGCTCTCCACGCTCGTATTTGGACACTTGTGATTGGGTGATCTGCAGGGCGGTAGCAAGCTCCGCCTGGGTCATCCCCAGCTTTTGCCGGATGGTTTTTATCGTGTTCATGCAGAAATAGTACGGCCATTACTATTTATTTGCAATGAGTATCTCATTTTTAAATTAGTAGTACGGGTACTAAAGTGGCGCAATGTCGACAAATCAACTGAGCCATGAGCAGACGCAGGACGCTGCTCGATTGAAGGCGATCTTCAATGCGAAGAAGAAAGAGCTCGGCCTCACGCAAGAGAGCCTGGCCGAACGCCTGGGCTTTTCGAACCAGAGCGGTGTCAGTCATTACCTGAATGCCAAGGCCGCGTTGAACTTGAACGCGGCCATGATGTTTGCTACAGAGCTTCATGTCCGCGTGGGCGAGTTCAGCCCATCGTTACAACTTGAGATAGACCACATCGCTGGCTTTGCTTCGAAGCAACCGACGCCCAATTCCGTTCGTCAGGTCACCTATTGGCCCTTCGACGTGCCGCCGAGCGCCATCGAGCAGTTAAGTCGCTCGGATCGGATACGTTTGAGCGCGTTGGTCACGACTTATGTGGAGGCGTCTGCCGCCCCTAAACCACAACGAGCAGCCTGAAATTCCGCGCGTCTGGCGTTCAGGCAACGTGTTGCACGTATCGTTTCCGTGGTTCCCGTGAAACGGGCTCGTAACTAGGCGTTAACGCGGCCGCGATCTCATCCTTTCGCAGCCATCCGAGGTCAGGAATCTTCGTCGGCCTCGGCCAATTCCTGATCTGCGTCGTTGGTCTCGCCCTCCAACTCGGTGACTAGGCCCTGTCCTTCGTTGAGTTGGTGACGCAGGCTCTTGATCAGCCAGACCGTCGCAGCGATCTGCGGCTTCAGATTTGGAAATTGCACCTTGTGCTGTGGCGATAGTTCCGGCCGTCCCATGGCGAACGTAAAGGTCAGCGTGGCGGTGCCGCGTTTGATGCGTTCCCACTCGGCGCGCGCGGCATCAAGTGCATCCGATTCGCTGGCGAAGGTTTCGCGCAGGCGCTTGGCGTTGCCCACAACGCCCGCCACGACCGAGTGCCGCACTTTCTTGCGCTTGTCCTGCCAGAAGGCGCGAACGCCGGTGTAGCTGTCGCGGTCGGCCAGGTGGTAGCGGTGCTGATCGCCATCGACGCGATAGATCGTGTGGACCGGCAGCTCAGTGCCGTCTACCTTCTGCCCACCCTTGATCGGAACGAACAGGATGCGGCCTTCCTTGATGGTCGCCACGGCGTCGTAACGCTTGCCCAGGCGGTTCAGGAAAGCGATGTCCGACTCGTTGGTCTGATCAATGTGCGCGACGACGATATCGCCGAATACGCCGACCTCCGACTTCAGCTCGTGCGCCTTGGCGATCACGGCCACGATGTCCTTGATCTTCTGCTTGTGGAAACTGCGCTCCGTGCGCGTGCGCAGTGCGCTGGTCAGGTTGGCGCTGCGCGCGCGTAGCGTCAGCGTGTCTGGGGCGCCAGAGTGCTCGATCTCGTCGACCAGGTAGATGCCCTTGTCGACCAGGCCGGTGGATTTCCAGCCCAAGGAAACCTGCAGCGGTGCCTCGCGCGGCGGCATGACTAGCAAGCCGTCTGTGTCGTCGAGCACGATGTCCAGCTGGTCCGCTTCCTCGGCGCGGCATTCGGTGATGGTCAGCGACATCAGGCGAGGGCGCAGCACGCCCGTGATGTCCTTGCCCTCAAGGGTCACCCGCCAGATGGGAATGTCATACGAGGGGTTCACTGGAAAATGCCCCAATCCGCCGGCGAGCCGTCCATCACGTCGACCGGGATCTGCAGGCCGGTGCCGAACAGCGAGCCGGCGCGCGTGTCGTCGACGCATTCGAGGGTGATGGAAAACTCGATACGGCGCGCGGATCCGTCGACGAAGAACAGGGACTGCGTTTCCTCGATCGCTGTCACCTTGAACGCTCCCAGCACGTCTCCCGTGCCGGCCAGCAGAAGATATGCGGCCCCGGTGCCCGCCATGCGACGCACCAGGGCGATCGACGCGGCGCTGCCGGCGAATTCCGGGGCTACCCACCCGGCCAGGGTGATCGTGTCGTCTCCAGGCCCCAGGTACTGCGTCGCCGGCCGTGCGCCCACGCGTGAATTCTTCGCATGCCGCCATTCGGTGCGACGTTGCAGCGTCTGGTACGCGATCGTCTGCAAGCCGAACACGAACATTCCCAGGCACATCATCATGGTTCTTGCTCCTACGCTTCGTCGGTCAGCATGGATCGCAGGCGAGCCGCCTTCCTGCGTTCGCGCTGGTCAAGCACCTGCTCGATGGCCCGGATCAGCGAATCTTGATCGGCACCGGGGGCGAGGGTGATCGGAATGCTGATGGTGTCGCCCTGGACGACAATCTGCGGTGCCGAAGCGGTGGCAGACAGCGGCGGGCGCGTGTCAAAGCGCAGCGGTGCGGTGTCGGCCGCGCCGGGTGTGCCGGCCAGTACCGCTGGCGATGCGATCGCGCCGCCCAGGGCGATCGCGCCGGCCAGCGCGCGCGCCGCCTCGACCGCCACGGATTGCTGCCGCTCGATGCCGATCGCCGCGCCCTGGGACACGAATTCACCCAGGCCGACGAAAACGCGACTGGGCGAGCGGATCCCCAGCTTGTCCTTGAACCAGGTCACCACGTCATCGCCCATGCCGACCACGGCGTCGCGTACCGCGCCTCCCATGCTGGTGATCCCGTTGATCAGCCCGGACATGAGCATCGTGCCGAACTCGGTGAACTTGGCCGGCATCTCGACGCCCAGCATTCCCAGCGCCCCGGAAATCACGTCATACAGCAGCTGCAGGGGGTTCCAGGTCGTAAGAATCGTGCCCAGGCCGGTCACGCCGCCGTTGAATATTCCTGTGAACGAGGTCCACATCGACGAGAACACCGCGCCGGCACCGTCCCACATGCGCTGTGCAGCCCCGGAAACGGCCGCTACGGCGTTTTCGAAGGTGGAGACGATGGTCGACCACAGCTCGCCGAAAAACGCCTTGATGGGCTCCCAATAGGTGTAGATCAGCCCGGCGGCGACCGCGATGGCCGTGATCGTCGCTCCGATGGGGGTCAGCAACAGGGATCGGCCGATGAACAGCAGCGCAGAGCCGGCTAGGCGAAAGCCGCCGGCCAGCAGGCCAAGCACGCGCGCGCCGATGGTGCCCTGCACGCCCAGCGTGGTCAGGCCGAAGCGCACCACGGCCAGCGGGCCGAGCACCGCCGCCAGAGCGACCGTCAGGGTGCCACCAGCGGCCATCAGGCCGGCCAGGACGGTGAGGCCGGTGACCAGCACGGTGGCGGTCGTGCTGTGCTCGCGCATGAACTCCGTGACGGTCTGCGTGGCCTTGGCCGTCGCGGCGAGCGCCGCGTTGTAGAGCGGCGATACCTTTTCCCCAAGCTCAAGCTGCAGGTCACGCAGCTGGGCGAGCGCCTCGATTTCGCGGCCCTGGGTCATGTTCTTGCCCAGATCCACGGACTGATCGATGTCGGCGGCACCTTTGTTCAGTCGCTCATTCTTGTGGATCTGCTGCGCCTGCATGACCATCGTCGTAAACAGGTTGGCGCCCGTGCGGTTCGTGATGATCGACGAGATCACGTCATTGATCGCGCCCGGGTCGGTCACGCCCTTGGCGGCCAGCTTGGGCAGCAGCACCTGTTCGACCCACTCCAGGGGCGAGGCCTTGAACAACTCGCCGCCGGCCAGCGCGCCGGGCGCGACGCGCTTCACCGTGCCGATCTTGGTGTATTCCACCATGCGCGGGTCGACCAGGCCGTATTTCATCAGCTCGTTGACGGCGCGCACGGTGGTCTTGCCCTGGTACAGGTTGCTATAGGCGGACATCAGGCCGTTGCCGACCTGGCCACCGCCCATTTCCTGAATCAGGGGCTCCATCTGGTAGTAGAAGGCGTCGTCGCGCAGCTGCTTGGCCGCGACGCCGCCGCGCCCGATGAACTCGCGCCATTGGTCGCCGCCGACACGCCCGCCGGTCGCGGCGAGCACCTTTTGCACCATATTCGCCTCGTGCTCGAACTTGGCCTGGCTGGAGGTGCCTCCGCGCAGCTCGATGACCTTCAGCATGTTCATGAAGGCTTCTTCGTTCGCGTGGGCTTCCTCGCCGCCGTACAGCGCCTCGTTGGCGAATTTCATCTTCGCAAGCGTGGGCATGACCATCTGGGCGTGATGCTCGTCCGCGAAGATGCTGAGCGCATCGCGCATCAGCAGCACATTGTCGGTGGTTGACGTGCCATATTGCTTCATGGCGCGCGCGTACTTCGCTGCGTCTTCTGTCGCCTGGTCGCCCAAGCCGAGGGCTTTGATACGGTTGGCCTCGCCCTCGAACTTCTTCGATTGATCGATGGTGCCATCCAGGCCGTGCAGGACGTGCATACCGGTGGCTCGGGCGGCGTAGCCAGCGATCGCCATATTCGCGGCCGCGCCCTGGGTGGACTGCATGTGCTCGCGGGCGGCGGCTAATGCCTTCTGGCGGGCGCTCACGGCTTCCAGCTGGGCGGACTGTTTCCCGAGCGCGGCCGTGGTTGACGTGATGCCGCTTCGCAGCTCGCGCTCGTGCTGGGTCAGGTTGCTGGCAGAAATGCCGGCAGACGAAAGGCGATCGCGCAGTCCCTGCAACTGCTGAGACTGCTGGGCGATCTTGTCTTT